CCAAACCGGAGGTGCTGGTGACTCTGTGAACTCTGGTGGTGACTTCTCTGTTGCTACTAATAAATTCACGGTGGCGTCTGCGACTGGTAACACTGCGGTTGCGGGAACTCTGGGTGCTACTGGTGACTTTGCTGTTAACACCAACAAGTTCACAGTTACTGCTGCCTCTGGAAATACCGCAGTCGCAGGTACTCTTGCATCTACCGGAAACTTTGCTGTCAATACAGATAAATTCTCTGTTACTGCCGCATCTGGAAACACATCCGTTGCAGGAACATTGGGCGCTGCTGGTAATTTTGCTGTTAATACCGATAAATTCACTGTCGCTGCTTCTTCTGGTAACACGGCTGTTGCTGGTACTTTTGGAGTGACGGGTGTAACGACTCTGACTGGTGCTTTGGTCGCAAATGGAAACTCAACCCTTGGTGATGCTGATACCGACACGGTGACGCTTAACGCTTCGTTCGTTACTGGTACAACTCTGAAGACTGCAAAGAGCGACACGAATACTCTGGCTCTTGCTGCTTATGACGTTGATGGAACTGCTTACACCAATTTGGTGACGCTGACTGCCGGAAACACTCCGAGCCTGGCTTTGACGTCTACTGCTGTGGGCACGATTAACAATATGTCTATCGGTGCTACCACGGCATCGACTGGCGCGTTTACGACCCTTTCAGCATCTTCTGACGTTACGCTCTCCGGCGGTACGGCTAACGGAGTGTTGTACCTTAACGGCTCTAAAGTTGCTACAAGTGGCTCTGCTTTGGTCTTTGATGGTAGTAACTTGGGTGTTGGAGCAAGTGCTACTGCTTTGAGCACTTATCGTGGAGCAGAGTTTGCTGGAACAACCGCCACGACTGGTGGTTTTCTTCGTATGCGAACAAGCGACTCTAGTGTTAATAGTTTAGATTTTCTTGATGTAAATGGTCGAGCAATCTTTACAACAACCAACCATCCTATGCGTTTTGGTGTTAATGACACCGAACAAATGCGCCTCACCAGCACAGGGCTAGGTATTGGTACTAGTTCTATTACAAGTGGATTTAAACTTGATGTACAAGCAGCTCGTGCGCTTTCTTTATTGAAATCTACGACTGGCACAAATGATGTATTTCAGCGGTTAAACAACACAGGTGGAAATTTAACACTTGGAATTGACGATAGCGCTGGTTCAAATCAAACTGGTTCCGCATACGCTTCTTATCTTTGGAGTACTGCAAATTCTCCAATGATATTTGCCACAAACAATGGCGAGCGTATGCGCCTAGACACCTCCGGCAACCTAGGATTAGGAGTTACTCCTAGTGCTTGGAATAGCGGATTTAAAGCATTCCAAGTTGGTCAAAGAGGTTCTTTATGGTCTTCAACAGGTTCTTCCAGCACATTTGTATCTAATAACACACTTTACGATTCTGGTGGGTTTAAATATATACAAACAGGAACTGCTACTGCTTATGAGCAAGGAGCAGGAGCGCATATATGGTATCAAGCTGCCTCCGGAACAGGAAGCGCAGCTCTGACGTTAACCCAAGCAATGACACTAGATGCTAGTGGGAATTTTGTGGTCGGAAGAACTGCCATTGTTGGAGGTGTTAGGACTGAATTCAGCAAAAACGCAAATGCCAACTACAACACTACGTTTACAACGGCAACAAGTAGCGCACAGTTGGCTTTGACTGATTTTTCAGATGTAGGAACTTATGCAACCCCCGCATCAACTTTATTGTTTGGTGCTGGAAGTTCTGGAACCGCATGGTCAACAATATCAGGAATTAGAGAATCTAGCCAGAACAGCGCACTTACTTTCAGTACTGCAAGTGGAGGTTCAAACCCTGTTGAACGTGCCCGTATAGACTCCTCTGGTAACTTGTGTGTGGGGACTACAAGTGCTGGTGGGGCAGGTGGCTTTAGTGTTTCTCCTAACGCTTCTGTGGGTGCTGCTTCTGTTTACTTTAATAGAGCAACATCTACAAGCAACAGTTTTGTTCTTGATTTCAGAAATGCGGCTTCAACTGTTGGTTATATTGCTTATAACAATACAACTGTTACGTACGCAACTTCCTCTGATTACAGACTGAAGAACACCATTGCTCCGATGACAGGCGCATTAGCTAAAGTTGCATTGCTCAAGCCTTGCACATACAAGTGGAACGTGGATGGCTCTGATGGAGAAGGTTTTATTGCTCACGAGTTGGCTGAAGTTATGCCTAACGCTGTGACTGGCGATAAAGATGCTGTGGATGCTGAAGGTAATCCTAAGTACCAAGGCATTGACACATCATTCTTGGTTGCTACGTTGACCGCTGCTATTCAAGAACTCAAAGCCGAGTTTGACGCATACAAAGCATCTCATCCCTAATCTTAAAAGGAAAAACCATGACTATCTCCTGGAAAATCTCTCAACTTGATCGTCAAACCTCTGATGGGTTTGTAAAAGTTGCCCACTGGCAATGCGTTGGTGTGGACGGTGACGTCTCCGACTCAGTGTACTCCACCTGCTCTTGGACTGGTGAGCCTACCGTGGCTTATGCAGACCTCACCGAGGCTCAAGTGCTGGCATGGGTGTGGGCTTCTGTGGACAAAGACGCCACTGAAGCTGCTGTGCAAGCCAAGATTGATGCTCAGAAGAATCCTGTCCATGCTCAAGGTGTGCCGTGGTAAGTAACGTAGAGGCTCGTTTAGACACGCATGAGCAAGTCTGTACGCATCGCTACGAACAGATCAACGCTCGTTTGAAGCGTATTGAGAACATCATGATTAAGGTCGCTGGTGCGATGCTTTGCGGCATGGCTGGCGTTATCTGGGCTTCTATTGTTCACAGGATTTGATGTGAGTGGATCCCTTAACTTTATTGGCGATTGCAAATAGTGCTGTTATTGCCGTAAAGAAGGGGTGTCAACTCTACAAAGACATAAAGAGTGCCGCTGGCGATGTGTCAGAGGTTCTCAGGGACATTGATAAACAATTCGCCGGAAAGAAGGTATCTAAAGCCCAGGCTGAAAAGATTGCAGAGAAGAAAGCAGAGTTTAAGGAAGCGGCTGCAACCGATCCAAACGATGTGATCTCTCGGATTGGAAATAAGTTAGGGGATTTTTTTGATGCCTTTGACAAGATTGAGCAACTGTTTTACGAAGAAGAAAAACAAGCTCACCAAGTCTACGAAGGTGAAGACTCTGTCAGCAAGAGAGCACTTCAAAGAGTGTTGATTAGGTCTAGGCTCCAGTTAATGGAGACGGAGATGAGGGAGATAATGATTTACCAATCACCTCCTGAGTTAAAAGACTTATGGTCTAGATTTGAAGTGATGAGAGCGCAGATCGGTCAGGAACAAAAGAGAGCCTGGGAGAAACTAAGAATAGAAAGACAGCAAGAGGCTGCCGAACAAAAGAAAGAACGCGAGTTTTACTGGGGAATCGGAGCATGGCTGGTGTCCGTAACGGTAATATGGCTGTATCTAATCCTCCTACTGTGGGCTATCGCTCGACACAGAGAAAACTCGTTCTCTCTATGGTGGGTAACGTGATTCTCATGCTTATCCTAGTTCTGTGTTTGACCTTTGGAGGGTTTCTGTTCATGGACTACAAAACAGAAGAAGCCAGAGCAAAGAAGATGGACAGACGAGTTGTTGAGTTGAGAAAACAATTTGAGAGTGATTGCAGAAAGAATTGAAATGAAGGCAAAACTAACCTTTTGGGTGACGTTGCTTGTAAGCATCACGTTATGTATTATTCTTTTATCAATGGTGGGAGCCTTGTTGTCTGGATTATTCATGCCTAATAGCGTGATAGACAACAAGGATATTTTTCCGATTCTGGCTCCAGCTTTTTCTACCATTGTTGGCGGCTTTATTGGCTTGCTTGCTGGCGTTAAACTTTCCCACGATGACTCTGAGGACACACCATGTTGACACTTCTCTCGACCCTGATCTCCTTTTTGATGGGCGGTCTTCCCAAGATTCTAGACTTCTTCCAGGATCGCTCGGACAAGAAACACGAACTAGAACTAGCACAGATGCAGATTGCTAGAGAACTTGAGATGAGGAAAATGGGCTTTGAAGCTCAAGAGAGGGTGGAGAATATCCACACTCAACAACTTGAGATGGAAACAAAGTCGAACGAGAAAATATCTGTGATTGCTGCCCAACAAGCTGAGATGCAAGCTATATATGCCCATGATACGGCACTCAATGAGGGCACTAGCCAATGGATGAAAAACCTACGCGCTAGTGTGCGTCCGGTGATTACTTATGGTTTTTTCTTTCTTTTAGTTGGGATTGATGTAGCTTTGGCTTGGCATGGTATTAACACCAATGTTAGTTTTGAAGACATGGCAGATCAACTTTGGGATAACGAGACACAGGCTCTTTTTGCAAGCATCATTGCCTTCCACTTTGGGGGTCGGGCATTTGGAAAGTAATATTTTAGTAATTGTTTTCAATGACAATTAAACAATGAAAAATATACCCGATCAGGAACAGGCAAAAGAGTTTGACCTTTATGTCAATGAGTGGCAAACGATTTTGAATGTGAATGATTGGCGTATAGAGAGAAGCTCAAAGCCTGCAAAAAATGCAATGGCATCTGTGGAAATGGATGATGGGGCTAGATTGGCAACACTCCGACTGGGTGATTTTGGTAGTGTTGTAATTAACAGACAATCAATATCAATGACTGCGCTTCATGAGGTGCTTCATGTTTTTCTGTATGACCTAATTCAGACAGCCAGAAGCAACAACGATGCTAATCTTGAATCTGAAGAACACAGGGTTATAAACGTCTTAGAGAAACTTTTGGGGAACTCATGGCCAAAGCAATCTTAAAAGATCATGAATTTGTTAGCTTATGGAATAAGCATCCATCTGCTACGGAGATTGCAAGAATTCTAAACGTTAGTGTACGTTCTATTTATGCAAGGCGAAGCGCAATACAAAACAGGCTTGGTATTGTTTTAGCTGCCGTTGATAACCGAGGTACATTTAATTACAACAACCAAAAAACAAAAATTATTTTGTCTTCTAGAAAAGAAGTCAACAGAATAGAAATAGAAAACGGCACGATTGTTGTGGGTTCAGATGCTCATTACTCACCTGGTGTTGTCCCAGTTGCACATAAGGCTCTTTGCAATGTTATTGCAGAATACAACAAAGACATTAAGGCCATTATCCTCAATGGCGACATTCTTGATGGTGGCTCTATTTCTCGTCATGACCGTATCAGGTGGAAAAAGTCTCCATCAATTAAGGACGAACTTGAAGCTGTACAAGAACGTCTTGGGGACATTGAGAAAGTCCGTCCAGCAGGGGCGCACTTACTGAGAACTTACGGCAATCACGATATGCGCTTTGAAACTCGCTTGTCTGGTCAAGTTCCAGAATATGAGGGAATCGGTGGTTTCTTGTTAAAAGACCATCTGCCGCATTGGATTGACTCCGAGCGCATAGATATAAATAACGACTGTGTTGTCATTCACGACTGGCACTCTGGTGTACATAGCGGATGGAATGACACTTTAAAGGGCGGTTGTACTGTGGTGACGGGTCATACCCATGAACTGTCTGCAAAGGCTCATAGGGGCTTTAAAAATACCCACTACGGCATCAAGACGGGCATGTTGGCTGATGAGGATCAAGATGAGTTTTCCTACCGCAATGGAAAGCCTGGATTTAACTGGCAATCTGGATTTGCTGTGTTGACTTGGGTTGATGGAATGTTGTTGCATCCTGAGTTTTGTGCGGTTAGGGACAATGGGAAAGCCTATTTTCGTGGTAGGTTGTTTGCAGAATGAGTGCCCCGTTAATTGTGATAACTGGCTTGATTTACGCTTACATCGCTGTGGAGCAAGTTTACAAAGGCAACATGAGTGGTGGGATAATGTACGCAGGTTATGCTTTTGCCAATGTTGGTTTGTTTATGTCTGTCAAATAATGAAAGTCAGCTCTAAAGCCATTGAAACCATCAAACACCATGAAGGTGTGCGATTCAAGCCTTATCGTTGCCCCGCTAAGTTGTGGACGATTGGGGTTGGTCATGTCATGTATCCCGAACAGGGTAAGATGAAATTAGAAGACAGAATGTCTTTTGCGCTTCGTGCAGAGGATGATCGCACTTGGACAAGGGAAGAAGTTGATGCAATTCTTAAAGCAGACCTTACTCGCTTTGAGAAGGGGGTGGTTACTTATTGTTCTGTGCCTCTTACTCAAGGAGAGTTTGACGCGCTTGTATCCTTTTCTTTCAACGTAGGACTGGGAACTTTGCAGCGCAGCACACTACGTCATAAGGTTAATCGTGGAGACAAGGAAGGCGCAGCGGAAGAACTTTTGAAATATTGCATGGCTGGAGGCAAAGTCCTCAAAGGCTTGCAAAACCGCAGGATTGACGAACGTGCTATGTTCTTATCAAACTAGCAAATGGGCTTGATAGATTGACCCAGGCTTGACCGGATTTGATGCGGCAGATTATGGATTTGTCTACCCCATATTTAGCGGCAAGCACTCTAGATGTTTCATTAGATGATCTAATTTCGTCTGCTTTTTCCTGCGTTAGTTTTGCGTTTGTGGCTCTCTTATAGATTTGGATTTTTAAACGCCTTGTGGGGCTTTTTAGAGCCTTCCTGTTGCCTTTTTTCATGTGCTGCTTTGGGTCGTTATAGGTCGTGTGCTCTGGATTCACACAAAGACCATTCCCGCATTTGGCAACATAGTAACCTTCCCTTAACTTTCCTCCAAGAAGCTCAGTAAACAGCCTGCGAACAGCGATCATCTTTCCTGCGTGAAACACTGATGGAGTGCCGTTTGCACAGTATCCAGTCCATTCCCAACAGTCTCCGTCCTCAATCGTTCTTTCTTTTAGAGTTGTAATCGTGTAAGTCTTTTGTTGTTTCATGCCAAGCTAATATGTAAAGAATGACGGACAGGGCAATGATTAGCCCTATCACAAGAATCCCAATGATGAGTGCCAAGTTAATCTTGTAAGTCCTGAATCATTTTTTGATGATGATCTGGGACTAACCTTTTAACCTTTAGGTAAAGATTGTGGTCAGAATCGAAAGTTATATCGTCCTGACCATCGAAGATGTTTATATCGTAGTCGTCTGCTAAACCCACATCTGGATCGCCTGGCTCAAACGTATAGAAAACTTCAACAGGACCGTCATCAGTTTCGTACTCAAAACTTCCGGTCGAATACTTTAATGCGTCAATGCGTTTCATACTGTCCACTCCCTCTCGTTACGATTTTTGGAAGATTTGACAATGTTTCCTGTGAGTTTGACAAGACCCATCTTCTGAAGCTCTGGAAGGCGTCTAGAAACCGCAGAACTCTCAAGACCAAGACGAGAGGCAATCCCGTCCTTTCCCATCGGTCCGTGAGTTGATAGACACTCCACAATCATTGCGAAATGCTTTTCTGGTTGGAATTGTTCAGCAGCCTCGAAAGAGGTGACTGGATCGGTGGAACGTGCTCGTTTAAAAAGATCAAAAAGTTTCATTGCTACTCCTAAAAGGTTGAGGTACTCGCTTCACATTTCGCTTTCCCTCTGTTAAGTTTACTCTGTTTTTTGCTCTTGTTCTGCTTTTTGTTGCCCAATTTTTTGAAGCAATATAAAATCTCCAGACTTCGTGGGAAGCTCTCCCAAGACGTTCATTAAAAACACGATTTCGTTTTCTTCAAGTTCAAGTTTCATTTTCACTCCTTAAAAGGGTATATCTTCGTCATCTTCAAGTTTCGGCAAGCCTTCGTATTTTTCAGGCTTTTCCTTGTTTTCAGGACGCTTCAGGATTGTCATTTCGTTACAGATGATTGTGGTAGCGTTGACTTCCACTCCACTTTTGTTGACGTATTTTTCGTATTTGATTGTTCCCTCCACATAGATCAAAGAGCCTTTCTTAACGTACTCTCCAACAATCTCAGCGAGTTTGTCAAAGAATGTGAGTCGATGCCATTCGGTGGTTTCAATCATCTCGCCAGACTTGTCTTTGCGGCGTGATGAGGTTGCCAGTGTTGCGTTGGCTACTGGCTTACCTGCTGCGCTGAATCGCACTTCAGGGTCTTTTCCTACGTTACCAACTAGATGAACTTTACAGACGCTTGCCATTTTTTTCCTTAATTTCGTTCAGTTTTTGAATCATACTTTCCAGGTCTTTTAAGAATGTCCTAACCTCATCCTCCATTTTTTTAATAAGCTCGTCATTTCTTTCTAACCTCTTGACGAACAGTTGTAGTCCTTCTGGAGCGCGATCATCGAAGCAAACGTAATCACACCACTGGCGTCCGGTACAAGCCATTTGCCACATCATCTGAGCCTGGTGGTCTGGGTCTATCTTGTCGTTCAGAATCGAATCCAGGTGATTGTGAATCTCTTTACACTTGATCTCAATGAGTCCGTGTTCTCCCACGAAACCATCAGGTGAGCATCCCGCCATCGGAATATTCGGATGCTCGACCCACGCAACTTGTTCGACTGAGGTGAGGTTTTCTGCTTCGTAAGCGGCTCTGGCGACTGGTTCAATTTCTGTCCCTCTTTGCATTGCGGCTGTGGTGAAAAACTCTGTAGGTTGCCCTGTCATGCGCTCACACAACAATTGCGCCATGTACTTGGCTCGACTGGCTGACGCGCCTGTTTTGGTCTTAGCAAGCAGATCTGCCACGCGAGAAGCCGAAACCTTGCCCAAGCGCATCTGATGCCATTCCGGTGTACCTTGTTCAATCATTATTTCCACCATTTTTCAGGTTTACATTCAAGAATCAAACCTTCCTCATCAGGATCACCACCATAACTCAGCACAAAAAACTTTTTCCCTTCAATCATTATTGTGATTGGCACATCTGGATTGCACATTTCACTTTTATCTTCAGCTTGTTCATATTTGACGCAAGATTCACCGATTGCTTCCCAAAGTGCTTTAGATGTAAATTTTTGAAAAAGGTTCATTTTTAATCCTTTGAAAGATTGCTTACCAAAATCTTCTCTTGTTCTGTTGTCAGAGCAAATGTGTCTCTCAACTTGTCTGTGGTGTACGCGCCTTCTTTGATCTTCTGGATTGCTTGACCAAGACGGTTGTTGTCGATTGAGGGTTTCTTTCTGGCGACTTCATGGGTGTGTGCATCTGCATCGTTATCACCTTCTGTTGGGATTGCAAACGTCTGAAACGCCATGTATTTATATGCTGCTGACATGGCTTTGTTGGTTGCCTTGTCTCCGCTATCCATCGCTTCGCCAAACGTCCTAGCGGTGTGTTTAGAACCATCCTCTGCGGATACCAGATCAAACTCTGCCTCTACGGTGACATAGAACAAAGCCCCACCAGATTTCGAGGTACGTTCTTCACAAGTCCTGCCCAACATTCTTGGAACGATCACTAGACCATTCTGAGCCATGATTGATGACAGGACGTTGTAGACAGCGTCAATGCCTCGGAACTTGTATCCAGCACCTTGTGTGTTTGTTGAGGATTTTGCAATGCCAATTTTGCAGAGTTCTGCTTGGACTGCGTTGATTGCTTGATAGACTTTCATTACTACTCCTTTAAGTTAAATTATCAATCTGCTTCTTCAATGCTGTAACTTCAGCTTTGTGGTCTTCAGATTGATATTGCATGATATTACAAATTTCACGGATTTTTGACTCCAACATTCCTACGCGATAGGCAAGACGATCTACCGCCTCACCATCGCGAAAATGAATGTCTGAAATTTGTTTGATTGAGTTAATAAGATATTCTGGATTCATTTTGTTCTCCACATATTTAGCCAAAGCCATTTGTTACCCAAGAGACGCACAGAACGAACCCAAGCACGTTGATTGTGGCGATTCTGCTCCTTGGGTATGTAGTCAACATTAAAGAGCCTACGCACTGTTTTAAGGGCTTGTGTGTTCATTAACCCCTCCATGCCAACATGACACCAATGGCGATCATGGAAAGGATTGTGACGATTGCTGAGATTGTTTCTTTCATTTGCTACTCCTTGTTAACCTGTTAAGGTCTAGCAATCTTAACGACTTGTTAAGTATCTTGTCTAGGTGTTTTCCCTAATCCTGACTAAATTGTTAAGGTTACAATGTTAAGGCTGGTCAGAAACAGGGTTAGCGCCTGGTGGATCAATGTATCGAGTGCAACGCCCACGACTCTGCTTTATGAGGCTGACCAGCATCAACACGCATGGGGATTGGGTGAAGCTCTGAAAGCCTTAGCAAGTAGGGTAGTAGTTCAGTCCCCAGCCGTGTTGATAAGGAAAACCATGAATTTACAAAAAGCCATTGAAATCGCTGGATCAAAGAGTAAACTTGCGACCCTTCTCGGAGTGTCTCGCGCTGCTGTGACGCAGTGGGACGAACTTCCTGAGAAGCGTATCAACCAGCTCAAGGAAATCAACGAATGGCAAACCCATTTCAATGGCGAACAGGCGAACAATCCATCGGTGTCGAACTCCAACGTCAGCGAGACAAGTCCACAATGACCACGGTTCGCAAGGACGATCAGAACAAAGAAGAAACAATCACCAAGTTCAGAAAGTCAATCACGATTCTCCCGTCAGTACATCGCTTGCAAAGTAAAGCAAAAATATAGTATAATTTTTTGAAACACGGCTAGGTGGAGAGTAGCTACTCCACCGAAAAGCGAACCTCCCGCCTGCCGATTGTTTCTTTCCTGGAGGGTTTGCGAGGTTGCTTGATGCACTTTTACCAATTCCACATTGGTGACTACAAGTCACATACTTACCATCTTTCGCTGATCGAAGACCTAGCTTTTCGGCGTCTTTTAGATCATTACTATCTTCACGAACTCCCTATTAAACAACGCGACATAGCCAGAAAAATCGGTCTGGAAGACTATGAGCAAGAGGTTTTGACAGTCCTTGATGAGTTTTTTGTATCAACAGAGAGTGGGTATATACATCCAAGAGCAGACGCAGAAATAGCGAAGTTTAGAAAGTTCTCTGAAGATGGAAAGAAAGGGGCGGCTATGAGGTGGTCAAAGGGAGGTGATAGCCCCCCTATTGCTACCCCAATGGCAACCAATAACCAAGAACCAATAACCAATAACCATAAACCAAATAAAACAACTAGCGTTGTTTGCCCTGACGGGCTTGATGAGTCTTTGTGGAAAGATTTTTTAGTTTTACGAAAAGCCAAAAAACTTCCCATGACACAAACCGCACTAAACGGAATACAAGCCGAAGGAGCGATTTTAGGGTGGAGCCTATGCCAGACCATTACCGAGTGTATAAATCGCGGCTGGGGCGGTTTTAAAGCCTCCTGGATACAAAAAGAACTGCTATCTAACCCTGCGGACAGAATCCATGTCACAGTCCCTGGAAAACAAGAGCGCGATCCTGCTTTGGTTAAGTTGGACAATGACGCAAAGATAACCGCACCACCTCCTACCCACATCTTGGAGCGTTTCAAACAGTTAAGGAAGGAAGCATGAATGAGTTGGCTTTATTCGCGGGCGCTGGTGGAGGAAT